GCGCAGGCGATCACCAAGACGGCGAAGTCTGTCGAGAAAAAACTGCAGGCAGACATGGCCGGTGCGTTCAAGTCGGCCAGCCCGTACACAAAGCGCGCGACGTTTTCCACCTCGGCGACGAAGGCCAACCTGACTGCGACGGTCGGGCTGAAAGACAAGAAGCCATCAAACGGAACTGCGCCGGCAGTGTTGCTGAAAGAACACTTCACCGGCGGGCTGCGCGGGAACAAGCCATACGAGAAGGCAATCATCGCGATGAGCGGCATGCCGTCCGGCTGGCGTGCGATACCTAGTCGCGGAATCAAGAAGGACGCTTACGGCAACCCGAACCGCAAAGAGATTGGCGAGATGCTGGGCGCACTACGCTCGCGCATGCAGGTGTTCAAGGGGCGCGGCAAGAAGGTCGCGCTGGTGGGCTACTTCATTGTGCCGGTCGGCGCGCCGACGCATCTGCCTGCCGGTATCTACAAGCGCGTCACGCGCGGTGCATTGGCTGCGATGTTCATCTTCGTCAGGTCTGCCAGCTATCGCAAGGTGCTCGACCTGCAGCGCACGGCTGATCAGATCGTGCGCGCCGAGTTCCAGCCGAACTTCGACGCCGCCTTCGCCGAAGCCATGAGGACTGCGCGATGAGCTACGCCAACTACGACGACGCCAGGGCGCAACTGCTCGCGCTCGGGCTGATCATCGACAAGCAGCTCGACACCAGCGGCCGCATCCAGCGCTGGCTGGTGGATGGTGAAGACCGCGAGAAGCGCGGGTGGTCGAAGCTGGGGGATTGGACATCACCGAAGGGCAACACCTATCTGGTCGGAGCGTTCGGCGTTTGGCACGGCAACGACGATGGCAAACAAAGGATCGAGTTGCCGAAAGATGACGGCACCGGCAACGGATTAAGCAAGGAGGATTTGGCCGCCATCAAAGCCAAGCAAGCGCTGCTCAACAAGCAGGTCGAGGCAGACCGCGCCGCAGAAGCCAAACGAGCCGCGCGTTGGGCTGCCAATGTGTGGGAGCACTGCGCACCGGCTACCGAGCACGAGTACCTGGCGCGCAAGCAGATCAAGCCGAACGGCGCGCGCATGCTGCAGTCACTGGAAGGCATGACGCTGACCGGGCTGGATGAGGCGAACGAATACCGCATCAGCAGCGCGAAAGGCTCGCTGGTCATCCCCATGCACAACACGCACGCCGAAGTGTGCGGCCTGCAGTTCATCCTGCCAAAGGAACACCCGCGCCGCGTCAAGACCGGGCGCGACAAAGAGTTCTGGCCGAGTGGCATGGCCATGTCCGGCACCTTCGGCCTGATCGGTCACATCAAGCGCAACGGCATCCTGCTGTTTTGCGAGGGATTCGCCACCGGCGCCAGCCTGGCAGACGCCACCGGCCAGACCGTTGCATACGCATTCAGCGCCAACAACCTGATCAAGGCCGCCAAGGCGCTGCGCAAATCCTACCCCGCGCTGCGCATCCTCATCTGCGCCGATGACGACTACCTGACCGAAGGCAACCCCGGCTGCACCGCCGCCTCTCAAGCCGCCTCCGCAATCGATCTTTGCGCCTGGACGAAGCCGAACTTTCTCGCCGACGACGGCACAGATCCGCGCGACGGGAAGAAGCTCACCGACTACAACGACCTCGCCGTGATGACAGGGATTACCCTGACGCTGGCGAACCAGATCAACACAAAGCTCGACGAGCTGAAATGGAACGAGCGCGCACCAGTAGTCGCGGGAGAAAATCCACAAGGGGGAGGGGATAAGCGCAAGCGCGCGCAATCCGTCATGCTGATGGACGACGCCATCAATCGCTTCATCCCGATCGACGACGGCACCGGCAAGACGCTGTTCGACACCTGGACGAACAAGCTCGCGCTCAAGGACGCCATGCTCTCCGTGCTGCCCGCCGGGGTGCGCTGGGACGACATCAAGCGCGACCCGATGTGGGTGCAGCGGGGCGCGTACTATCTTGATCAGGTCGGGTTCGACCCGTCCGGGAGCGACAAGAACTGCCTGCTCAACACCTGGCAAGGATGGCCGATCGAGCCAAAGCAAGGGCGCTGCGACATGCTGCTGGAAACCATCGAATACCTGTGCAGCGAAGAAGAGAATGGCAAGGAAGTATTCACCTGGATCATGCGGTGGATGGCCTACCCGCTGCAGCACCCGGGCGCCAAAATGTCCAGCGCCGTCATCATGCACGGCCCGCAGGGCACGGGTAAATCCACCGTCTTCCAAACGCTCGCCAAGATATACGGCAACTACGCCACCGTACTCAACCAGCGCGGCCTGGAAGACAAATTCAACAGCGACTGGTCAGACTCCAAACTCTTCATCCTCGCCGAAGAAGTCGTCACACGCGCCGAGATGTGGCACATCAAGAACGAACTCAAAGAGCTCGTCACCGGCGAGTGGATACGCATAAACCCCAAGAACATCGCCGCCTATCGCCAGCGCAACCAACTCAACATCGTCTACCTCTCTAACGACGACCAGCCGCTGCCCATCGAAAACGATGACCGCCGCCACCTCGTGGTCTGGACTCCGCCGCAGGTCGGCGAAGAATTCTACGATTCCCTTTATCTTGAGCTGGACAACGGCGGCGTGCAAGCCTTCTACCACCACCTGATGACACTCGATCTCGGCGACTTCCACCCCAAGAAGCGGCCGCCCATGACCGACGCCAAGCGCAAACTAATCACCCTCAGCAACAGCGGCGAGCGCGAATTCGTCGGTCAATACCTCGAAGGCGACACCGGATTCCCTGTCTGCCCGGTCGAGGTCAAAGACCTTTTCAAAGGGTACATGAGTTGGGTGCGCGAGACCAACGAACGCAACCCCAGATCGCTGCGCCAATTCGGCGGAATGATGACGCGCATGCCCGGATGGCAAAGAAAGCGAACGCAGATCTACATGCCAAACGGAAAACGTGAAGCGGCTTGGGTCTATATCCCGCCAGACGCCGCGCTCATCCAGCACAAAGCCACCATGCCGGGGGACGCCACCGAGACAAAGTGGATCTCTGACAGCATCCAAACCTTCCGCGACGCACTTAATGATCGGGCGAAACCATGACTTCGGCCCTAGTGTTCCGCAAGTGTTCCGCTTGTTCCGTAACTCCAAAAGCCACGCAAGCCAATAAGCGCGGGGGTGTTCTCTGTGTTCCGCTTGTTCCGTGGAAACGCGCCCGCGCGCGCGCGCATAAACAAAGCCGCAGAGTAAATAAATCACCTCTCTCACGCGTACATTTTTTCGCGGAACATACGGAACAAGCAGAACACCCCCGCCGCCATTGGTGTTCAGCGATTTTAACGAAGCGGAACAAGCGGAACACTTGCGGAACACCCATCATGACCGAAAAAACCAAACCCATGCGCCAAGCCATGCCGCTCACCGCCGCCTGGATAGACCAGCTCCGCGAAGCCTTCGGCACCGAGAGCATCAACAACAGCATCCGCCTCGGCATGCAAGGCTTCCCAGACTGGTTTCACGCCACCGAAGGCGAACACGAAGTCGGCACCCCATTCAAACCCGTCACCAACAGCATCAGCCTGGCCGACATGGTCATCCGCACAAAAGCAGAACGCGAACAAGAATCGAAAAGGGGAATCAAATGAAAGTGCAAGACAAGATCGAAATGCTGGCCGTCACCGCGCTTGTGCCTTACGCCCGCAACAGCCGCACCCACTCAAAAGAGCAGATCGCCCAGATCGCGCGCAGCATTCAGGAGTTCGGCTTCACCAACCCGGTGCTGATTGACGGGCAGGGCGGCATTGTGGCTGGCCACGGGCGCGTTTTGGCCGCGCAAAGCATCGGGGTGGGGTCAGTACCATGCCTACGGGTCGATTGGCTGACAGAGGCCCAGAAAAAGGCCTACGTGATCGCGGACAACCAGCTCGCGCTGCAGGCGGGGTGGGATAACGACATCCTGTCTGCCGAAATCAAGGAGCTGCAGCAGGATGGATTCGCGCTGGACTTGCTCGGTTTCAGCAACGAGGACTTGGATTCCATGCTCGGCATCGCCGACGAAGTGTCAGGCAAAGACCCGGAAGATTGTCCACCCCCAGTGACCGACCCGGTCAGCGTGCTGGGTGACGTCTGGAATCTTGGGATGCACCGCCTTATCTGCGGGGATTGCACCACGCCGACCGCGATGGCCGCGCTGATGGATAGCGAGATGGCAGACGTCTGCTGGACTGATCCGCCGTACAACGTCGCCTATGGAGACAAGGCAGAGTTCCTGAATAACGGAGACAACGGACGCACGCAGAGAAACACCTCGCGCATTCTCAACGACGACATGGATGACGCCAGCTTTGCACAGTTTCTCGGCGACTTCTACCGCGCCGCCTTCACTGTGATGAAGCCGGGAGCGGCCATCTACGTCGCCCACGCCGAGACCGAGCGCTCCAACTTCACCCGCGAAATGCTGAACAACGGATTCAAGCTGTCCGGCGTTGTGATCTGGCGCAAGAACACGCTAGTGCTCGGGCGGTCGGATTACCAGTGGATCCACGAGCCGATCCTGTACGGATGGAAGATTGGCGGCGCGCACCGCTGGTTCGGAGGGCGTAAAAAAACCACCATCGAGCACATGGGCGATGGCTCACCGTTCGTCAAGCGTGCAGATGGAAAGTGGGAATTGCACCTGGGGGGGGGGCATATTCGTGGTGGAGGGCAAGGCGGAAATCGAGGAGCTGCTGACCTCAGTGATCGTCGAGGACAAGCCAAGGCGCAACGACGTCCATCCAACCATGAAGCCGGTCGCGCTGATCGAGCGCATGCTGCGCAACAGCGCGCAGAGCGGGGACATCGTGCTGGATTGCTTCGGCGGCTCGGGTTCAACGCTCATGGCAGCGGAGCGCCTGCAAATGAAAGCGCGCCTGTCGGAGCTGTCGCCGAACTACGTCGACGTCATCATCCGTCGCTGGCAGGAATACACCGGACAGCGCGCGATTCATGCGGTAACCGGCAAGCACTTCCCTGGGTGAGCTAAACCATGACCGCCGCCACCCAATCAGAATTTGCCGCCATCCTAGGCAAGAACAAGTCCTACGTCACCCGCCTAAAGCAGGCCGGGCGGCTGGTGCTCACGGCGGATGGGTTAGTTGATGTGGAGAAAAGCCAGAACCTCATCGCCATGACCGCCGACCCCAGCCGCGCGGACGCGGTGGCAGCGCGCCAGCCCGAGGCATCCGCGCCGCCGCGCGCGCCGCAGAACGACGCGGTCGGCAACAGCTTCCAACAAGCCAAAGCGGTAAATGAAAAATACAAGGCGCTCACCGCCAAGCTGGAATACGAGCGCGCCAGCGGCAAGCTTGTCGATGCCGAAGAAGCCCGCCTGTTCGCCGCCGACCTGGCCGCCACGTTTCGCGGCTCGCTCGAAGTGTTGCCGGATCGTCTCGCGCCTGAGCTGGTGCCGCTCAACGACACCGAAGCCGTCCGCGCGGTGCTAGTGGAATCGTTCGAACAGGTGCTGACGGATATCGCGGACAAGATCGCGAAATGGGGAT